CAATATCTTCCGCTACAAATTCTACAAATTCAAACTCTTGCATATTTTTGATGATAGGCATAAACGCTCTCAGTCCAGAAACTTCTTTCTTTCTTTCGCTTGTAAGATCGTCCTGTTTCACGTCACCACAGAAAATGATTTTGCAGTTGTTTCCAACTCTGGTCATGATTGTGTGAAGTTCTTGGTCAGCCATGTTCTGGCATTCATCAACAATGATGATGCAATCGTCAAACGTTTCGCCACGCAAGAATGAGGATGAAATAAACTCCACTGTATCGCGAGTTTTCAAGACGCTATAGGCATCGGCGCGACCAAACAGTTTTGTGCAGATAGACACATAAGGACCTTCGTATACGGCCATCTTTTCTTTCTGACTTCCAGGTAAGAAACCCATGTCTCTTGAAGGGACTGTTGATCGGATGATGAATACTTTTTTGTATATGGATTTTGGCATCATAACATCTTTCAATGCGAATAGCAGCGCAAGGAATGTTTTACCAGTACCAGCGATACCGTGTAACATTAGATTGTAGTCATCTTCCCATGCATCAAAGGCAAGTTCCTGATTTTTTGTCATCGGTGCAATACCAGCATCGATAGAGAAGCCTTTTGTGTTTATGTTTGCGTCTTTGTCTAGAACTCCATCCTGACGTAAAACTCTTTTCTGTCTCTTAGACAATCTCGTTTCCATTCTTCTTTGTGCAGGCGCAGGCATTATATGCATCCTTATCTTGTTTGGATCGTTGACCCACGATGGTGCGACTTCACTTTCTTGAGAACATCATTAAATCCATCGTCATGACGGCGAATGCCAAGACGAACGGAGTCACCTAAACCGGGTGCAGCGAGTACTTGTTTATAATTTGGATTTGTTTCTAAGAACACTTCGCGTTCTTTTAGCGTTAGGAAGAGTGTTACTGTTTCACCCGTGTCTTGGTCTTTAAAACTATAAGTCGGCATCATATATTCCTTATAAAAAAAAGCGGTCTTGATAGACCGCCTTTACTCTACCATAACTGTATTTATACTATCACAGCATTTCGTAGATTTCTTTCCAGCTAGAAACTACAGTGGCTTCGCCAGAATAACCTTCGTTGTATCCGTGAGAAATCAGAACTCCATGGAGACCCATAGCGCAACCAACGTCCACGTTTTCAACTTTGTCTTCAACCCAGATGCAACCGCTATTCTCGTACGGCTTTAATGCTTCATCTTTGTCTGCGCCAGTATCAAGGCAGATGATCTTTTCAAAAGCAGTCTTACCAAACAAGGCGTGAATGTTTTTCTCCCGCAACTTGGCAGCGTAAGGGTCAAGACTCAAACTGGTGATACAGTGAAAGACATAACCTTTTTCTTCGTGAAGCATCTTGACATACTTGATAGCGTCCCGCAGAGGAGGGATATCTCCGATAGCGGCGCTCTCGTTAAACAACCGAACAAGCGCTTTGCTTTCAGACCGTTCAATACCGTATGTCTCGTTCAGGTCGTAAGTATTTTCTTTCACGACAATGTATCCGTGCCGCATCATCCACGCGTTAAAAGAATACATCCAGTCCACGAGAACACCGTCGCAGTCGGTCAGAATCACTTTATTATGCATTTCAATCTCTTTCATTACTGTATGACTATAGAACTTCGCATTGGCACTGTCAAGTCTTTTCTGTGAAAAACGCATCTTTTTCGCGAGATTTTGCGCGTCTGGCGTTCTCAATGTGCTGCTTTTTTCGATCAAGACGTTTACCGTCTTGATCTTTGTAATCTGACCAACTATCGAAATATTCCTCGTAGTCATCTTCGTCAAACTTTGCCTTCTTAGACATTATTCTTCGTCCTTGCTTTCTGTGATGATTGGACCAAACGCTTCATTGATCACCTTTGATGTAAGACCTTTCAGAGGCTTTTGTTCGATCATTTTGCATAGCAGTTCAGCATCATTTGGATCAACAGATTCCAGAAGTTGGATGAAGATTTGTTCGCGCTTCATCTTATCAACATTCTCGCCACCCATACCTTCAATGAAGTATTTCAACTTTCGCGACTCACGCAGCAATGCTCCGTGCAGATCGTGACTCTTTGATGGGTTGTATGGAGGCGCAGTGTCTGGAATCAGAAACTTAATCTTTGCCTTGTCATAAGTGCAGATCAGGATGTTCCGCAGAGGAACACTGTTATTCTGTTTTAACCAAGATACTTTTTCTTCTTTCGTTTTAAGCGCACAGGCTTTGTTTACAATTTCCGAGATAGATGTTACCATTTTAAAAATCCGTGATGTTTTCCATGAGGTTGTTTAATTTATTCGCAATGAAGTAGTTGAACAGTTTGGAGCGATTGTTGGTGTTCACTTCTTCATACTTTTCGATAATTTGTTCTTTGATACGATCTGGTACCAGAGACAAATTGATTAGGCTCTCGTTACGCTTGTAGTTGCGCAAAACTTCTTCTGACATGTTAGCAGCATTCATAAACGATATCATCCGCTTTTGAGTGATAGGCTTTTGACGCTCACCAACAACAAAGCAATTGTCAGACGATAGAATGTTAGGAACACCATCACCAGAATCGCCCTTGATAATATGCTCTAGAAGGTACAGTTCGGGATTCGAGTGCTTTATATACTTTTTGAGTGCGGGATTGTATTGCGTCACATTACCATACTTGTGCAATTGAATGTAATCTTTGTCGCTTGAGAGGATGAGAATCTTCTCACCCGAGTTCATAACAGTTCCCTCTTTATGAACGATGGTGCCGATGATATCATCCGCTTCTGCTGTATCAACTTGAATAACTTTGTAAGGAAAGAACGTTTTGATTTCTTCACGAATCTTATTCAGCGAAGTGAAGATTGCATTCCAGTCCAATTCAGAATCTTCACGGCTCTTGCGGCGCGATGCTTTGTAATATGGAAATGCTGCCCGACGCCAGTAATTCTTATCATCGGCGCAAATAATAATCTCGCCAAACTCAGCAGTAAACTTTGTGCGATTGAACCGAATGCTGTTGAGGATCATGTGTCGCAACATGTTTTCATCAACTTCTGCGTTTTTGTGATTGCCCAATTGCATCATCAAGTTGGCAATCATAATTTGGTTAAAGTCAACCAGTATCATTGTATTTCTCCTAATCTATGATATACTTTATATAGTATCATAGAATTTCTTGGATGTCAACTCAAAAATTGATTTAACGCTTCTTCTGGATTTTCGATGGACACTACCAGTTCTGCTAACTCATGCGCGCGGTGAGGCTCACCATCGATGCGAGATAGCAGCCCGTTGATGGATTGTATCACCATGATGATATCATACATGATCTTAGGATCAGCCCGCAGGTCCAAACCCTCGTCTTCGAGAAAGTCCAGAATGTCATAGACCATGTCAATTGCCATATGTTCGTTATAGTCCACATCTTCTTCTGGTATGGCATCTTCGAGTTTTTTGATTCGAAATTGTGTCATGTCAACTACATTGTTCATTTAAACGCCTTGTATATTAGAGTTTCGCCATTCAGTCGCCCGTTGGCTTCTGATGATTTTGTTTTCGCTTCTAGAAACGCTTTTGCCAGCTTTACCTTCGTGACACCAGCAACGGCAAAGAACTCTTCTGGTTTACGGAGTTTCTTCTTGTCAGACGCTTCAATGTCCAGGTTCTGAATAGTCGTACCCTTGATCACGAAGCCTTCACGCGAAGAACTTACCAGTCGGGTAAGAGTGCGATATTTCGAGTTGAACAGGTACACTTCACTTGCACCGATGATGCTTGTAGGATCAATGCTTGTGAGTTTAAACTCCGCACTGTCCTTGAGATAAGTCACTTTCAATGTTTGTTGTGCAGCCGATACTGTCTTCTTGGCACGAGGCTTACGCACCGCTTTCTTGGACGCCATGTATTTTTCGGCATCAGTGATAATAACTGTCACAAGTTTCAAGTATTCCTTGCGTGTCTTGAGAGGCATCTTTTCGTAGCCCTCTACAAGATCAGGAGTCTTTTTCGTAATCAACTCTGACAATTCGTCCTGAAGTGGCTTGTAGTAGTCTACCACAGCCTTTGCTGAATTGTATGCGGCATCGATCTTTTTCAGTTCATTATAGACCGAGTAGTTTTCGATATCAAGCCACACACCATCGATCCAAGAATCAATAACCTCTTCGATTTCTGCAATGAAGTCACTGGTCTTTTCTTTCACAATGTCTTGGATGCTACGGCGTGTAAAGACACCCACAACAACATTGGTCGCAGTCTCTTTGGTCTTACCAGCAGCAACCACTTCTGCAATCTTGTTGTGAATCCAAGTCATACGCTTGTCATCAAAGACAGCGCCATTGGTCATCATCTTACATAGCGCACCAAGCGTTGGAGACACTCTCCAGTCTTCTGCTAAAGCAAAATGCGCAGCATCTGCTTTACTCATATTCTTTTTGACCCATACAAGTGCCCACTTCGCACCATCTTTGTGGTCATAGAAATAGGAATAGTGGCGAAGGCATTCGAACACCTTCGCCTCGGTCATTTCTGACCAGTCTAAAATTTCAGAACCAATGTGGCGCTCCTCGAGTGTTTTACTCGCATTCGACTTGCGCATAGGCGCAGCTTTTTTACGCACCGCTTGTTTTGCCATCATTCTAATTCCTCTGTGCAGTCGCAATCTGCATAGTATTCATCCATAATTGAGTAATAGGAAATCTCAGCATTCGCGAGCCAGTAGCCAACAAACTCTGCATCCATTACTACCCAATAGGCAACAGTTATGTGGGCAGCAGCAAGTGTGATCATAATGTCACGGACAAGTTTTAGCATTTCGATCATTTATTTTTCCTCAGTTAAAAGCTACAACATCGATAACGACACGATTTATTGTCGACCGCATCGCGGCATCTTCATCGAATGTGGCATACAGATGGGCAGAATACCCGATAAGCAAAACATTCGCGACAAGCAGGACAATGGTAGAAATTTTCATATCGGTTCTCTCTTGCTGACTACTCTTACACATTACATGATTCGTTTGGTGCTGTCAAGAACTATTTTCAAGATAACGAGGCTAACAGAGATTTCCACTCTTCTTTTCTGTTATCCCAACTATATAGTCTGTCTGCAAACATCTTCTGGATTTTCAGATCCTCTTGTGTGTTCTGATTATTGTAAGTCAGGATAGCCTGTCTCAGGTGCCTATAGAACTGATTTACGTGCTGCCCTGGCTCTTCACTGTAGTCATACATTCTTGTTAATGACGAAGACGTTTCTGGCAACGCAGCCAGTGACGAATGAACACATAGAAGACCCGCAGACATTGCTTCCATAAGAACAAGACAAGACGTTTCCATCCAAGTGCTTGGGTAAGCAAGAATGTGGCAACGCTCCAGTTCTTCTCGGATAAAATCATTCGATACAGACTTGTTGTAACTGATCTTTGGATGCGAGGAAAGAAGGTCGAACAACTGCTTATGTGCGGCGTCTCTTTCTGGCCACGAGTATAATTCAAATGAACTGTATACAAGCAATTCGATATCATCAAACTCTTTTGCCAACTCTACAAACGCAGCATACAAGAGGTCAAGTCCGCGATGTGGAGTTGAAAAGTAAACAAGTCGAATCTTGTCAGTAGGCTTCTCATGTGTTGGAATAGGCGTGATAGCGTTTTTAAGAACTGTTCCAACAGAAAATGGCACACCCAGATAATCGCGGAATTGTTGTTGTTGCCAGTGTGATACGAATACCAGTTTGTCAAACTTCTGCCAACCACCATCGCGCAAGTGTTCGTACATTGGATCAAGTGCAAGATCATGTAACACAAGAATTTTCTTCTTGTCTGGATCAAGTTTTTCTGGCATACGAGAGTGGATGATCTGAAACTTGGAAAGTAGCCAAGCGGGCAGGGTATTAATCCTGTCCGCCATCAACTCAGTGCCGCCTCTTGGCTTTGAAACACTCATACTATGAAATACTCCGGCACATCTTCATCAGCATACACAGGGTCCCAGATAACGCCGTTTACTGAAATGAGAGAGTCCCAACGAAAAGAACGCCAGCCTTGATTGATAGTATCAAAGACTGCAATGCTTTCTTCGTTCTTGGGCTTCTCGTTTTTGTCAGCCAGTTCACGCAAAGATTCATCAATGCTCTTCGACTCTTGCTTTGGCAAAGATTCCTCTCGCAAGGTGCAAGTCATCAAACGGACTGTCCCATCTTTCTTAATAAATTCAATATCGACAATCGAAGTCTTTAACGCTTCAATAATATCAGATTTGTCCATTACCATAGTCTCCTAATGTGTTTTCAATTTCAGCAGCAAAGTCAGTATAGCCACCAACATGTTTATCATTCCACCAGATTTGTGGTAGTGTCTTAACGTCGGGTTTCAGAGAAGAGAGTTCCAGAAGAAACTGGAAGTTATCATCAACATTCCGATACTCGTAACTCAATCCACGACTTTCAGCAAGTTCTTTCGCAAGGGTACACCACTTACAATTGTTTTTCGCATAGATAGTGATCATACATCAGCTACCTTGTGCGCACGGTCGTTATGCTTCATAGAGTTGATATACTCTTTACCATTTGCCTTGATGATCTTGTTCGGGCGAACTTTGCCGTCTTTCGACACAACAGGCAGCGACCACACAACATCTTTACCCTTTTGAAGGGCATTGATCTTATTCAGCATCTTCTGACCAGGATTAGTATTCTTGGTACGGGCAGAAGAACGGCGCTCACCCTTTGAAGCAGCACCCTTTGAAGCGGTAGTTTTAGTCATAATATTTCCCATTCTCTAGAATTTTAAATTTTTCATCGAACTCTTGTGTATGCAGAACATCTTTACGAACTCTCCAATAAGTCCAAGATGTAAGGCAATGGTCTTTCTCAAACCAGAATATAACATCTATAAGATCACATAGATGCCATTTACCTTCACGTTTTCTTTGCCAGTTTCGCGCTGAAAACGACTGGTTACTGTAACCGCCTAGAATCACGTTCAACAGTACAGAGAGAGCAATTCCTAGTCTCTCAACATACTTTAACACATCTCTAGTGAATGTCAATATCTTTTTTTTCATTTTTGTCTTTTCTGTCTTCGTATGTGTTTTCATCCCACCACTTCAGGATCAATTCATCATCACCTTCGCCAACAGTTCGAATGTAACCATCACCAATCAGCTTGGTCACTGTGCTGTCAACTGTATCTAGTATAGCATTCTCAACATCTTTAGCACCATAGATACGTCCAATCTTGTATCCAATAAAACTGAATGCTAAACCAAATGCTGTATAGATTAATAGTTGTTCCAATAACTGTCTCCTAATTACCTTAAAATTTCAATTTCGCTTTCAGTCTCTACAACAACTCTTGCACCACAAGATAACAATGGCTTGTCACTCCCTCCATAGATAACTTTACTGGGACCTAAGATAGCGACTTCGTGACAATACGTATTCTTTTTACCTTGTTTGATAGTGATTACGGGATTGTCTTCTCCATTCTTTAAGTTTGCCTTAATGACGTGCTGATTTACATGTATATATGTTTTCATGATATTCTCCATTGTTAAGACCATTATATCATAACACAAAAATGTTGTCAAGCTAAAACTATATTTAGACATAAAAAAAGCGGAGCCTTAAGGCTCCGCGAGGTTAGTTTTCTTTATCCATTACGCTTTGGTGTATGATAAACTTGTCATCATAATGTATTTGTCGTTGTTCGTCGGCATTCTGCCACAGTGAGGGAACATCCACATCGGAGGAAACATCACAAGAGTGCCAGTAACAGGCGTCACAGAAACACCAAGGTTGGGAAACTCTGTCGCACCATCGTTGTCGTTGAGGTACAACATTCCGATTAGATATCGCTTGGCGCTATCAAGATCATTCACATCAATATGTGTCCGAAACTCGCCCTCGCCTTTGATATACTTCTTGATTCGAACTTCTTCAAACGCTTGTGGCTGAATGTAATCGTCAAATCCTAGTGACTGAAAGTAATGCTTTGAATACATCTTAACGGCAGACGCAAATTTCTTCGCTAGGTCTGGCAATACTTCATTGACATTGATCTGATGAAATTTGTAGAGATTCGTATTGTAATCTTTACCAGACGCTTGCGACTCATCAACAAACTGCACAATCCTCTTGCAGTCTGCGGAATCAAACACGTCTGGATAAACATGGATCAAATCTGTTAGATTCATTAGCTAACTTCATCCAATTTGGATCGAATTGCCGAGATTATTTTCTTATGGGTGCCGCTCAAAACTCTGTTCTTTTCTATGTAGTCCAGAACATTCTCGGTCTCTTTCTTGTATTTGGCTCTCCATTCAGGAGTCTTCGCCGTAGCAATATCTTGCACATTGTCCAATCTGTCAGCCAGTTTGATAACAAGCGCATAACTACTCATTGTAGCCATCTTCTGTTTAAGATATTCGGTCTTACCAACATCTTTAATCTTCTCTTTATCGCTTGTCAATTCTTTTACCAACGATGCTACCAGACCACCGAACAACTTTTCCAAATCTTCGTGTGTCGTGTCTGTATCTTCCAACGTGTCGTGTAGATAGGCAGCACTGATTAGCGCATCTAGATTGTGGGATTTCTTATACGCTTCTACTGATTTTGCGACTTGCATCGGGTGACTAATATAGTCATCGCCTGTGGCTCTTTTCTGACCAGCATGTGCTTTTGTAGCATACGCTAAAGCAGAATCAGAATCTTCATACAAACTCAAAAATAAACTGAAATTTAGCATATGACACCTTTAATTCTTGGAGCGGGCAATGGGATTCGAACCCACGACAATCAGTTTGGAAAACTGGAGCTCTACCACTGAGCTATACCCGCATTAAGTGTCTGTCTCTCCAGACTGTCACATCTAGCCCCAATAAGGCGCTTACCCGATGTTTGGTAGGTAGCTTCATACATTCGCACTTCACAAGTTTATCACAGGATGGTCTGTGTGTGCATTGAATGTACTATATACCATCTACATGAAAGATCACA